TTATACGGTAGTTGGTTTACCCCAATACTATTTTACGGGCGTAGATGACCAAGGTTTTTTTGTTTACGACATTGAAGCACCAATAGCTAACCAAGTTTTATACGCTAAAACAGCTGACAACGTAAACATAGTGGCCGCAACCGGCACACTAACTACTACGCCTGTATGCACTTGGATAACAGCGCAACAAATAGAAGACTGGCTAGGTATTGGTACAGCTACTGCAGCAGATACAGCATTTTTAACTACTTGCGCTTTGGCTGCCAATAGTTTTGCGTATCGCCGAAGGCAGGAAGCAGGCTACAGAAACGAAAGCCTTACAACCGTGCCAAACGGTTCGGTAAGTTTAGGTACGATTATGTATGGCGGCGCGCTTTACCGTCAACGCGGCGGCGTAACAGACTTTGCCACTTTTGACGGTTTAGGTACAGGCGGCACTATGGGCTTATCACCAATGATTAAACAGCTGTTAGGCGTAGATAGGCCAGCGGTTGCGTAATGCCCCAAAACTTTACCGACCTGTTTAATACTGCGCTAACAAACTTAACTACAACACTTGAAGGCGTTACAGGCTTACAGGTAGTAAACGACCCGCGCAACTTAACGCCGCCGTGCGCATTTATAGACGCGCCAAGTTTTGAAGCGTTTAACGCAAACATAGTAAAAATGGCGTTTCCAGTACGCGTAATAACGTTAGGACCAGGCAACCTAGACGCGCAACGCAGCCTATTAAACCTTGCCAGCAAAGTTTTAGGCGCAAACGTAGGCGTAACAGACGGCAGGCCTACAGAAGCATTAGTAGGCGGCGTAGCGTATCCCGCCTATGATTTGACTATAACAATGCAAGCACAAACCCAGTAAAGGCACAATATGGCACAATACATAGTTACTAGTGATAGGTTCGCTAATTGTAAACGCGGCGACATTTTAGAAGGCAACGATTTAGAAGCGGCTGGTATAAATATTGAAGTGCTTATAGATAGCGGGCATATATCCACATATACGCCTAAGAAATCTGCTAAAACTAAAGATACAGAAACAGACAAGGACTAACCCACTATGGCAACTACCGTTTATCTTTCAAACCCAGCGCTAACAATTAACAGCGTAAACCTTACGGACCAGGCGACTAGCGCCGTATTATCGTTTGTATACGAAAGCCTTGAGACTACAGCGTTTGGGGATACAGCCCGCAAGTTTGGCGGTTCGTCTGTAACTTCGTTGCAAAATAATACTTTTGAAGTAACGCTTTATCAAAGTTATGCAGCGTCAGAAACAGAAGCAACTATTTATGGGCTTGTAGGTATTCAAACAACTATTACAGTTTCGCCTACAGCTGCAGGACTTGTAACGCCTAGCGCTACCGAACCTAAATACACGCTTACAGGTGCTTACCTTGAAAGCCATACGCCGATTAACGCTACGCTAGGTGAACTAAGCACTATTACGCTTACGTTTACAGGTGGCACACTTACTAAAGCTGTTTCGTGATGACGCGGCTTTGGCCGCTGAGAACTAAAACAAAACAAACCGCGTTTAATAAACGCCGTACCGAGAAAGGCAAGTAATGCAATTAACACTTAAAGCCGTATTTAACGACGGCACAGAATACGAAGTACAAACAAACCTAATGACGCTGGTTTCTTGGGAAAGAAAATATAAGCGCAAAGCGTCAGATATGGCGGCAGGCATAGGCGTAGAAGATTTGGCGTATATGTGTTACGAAGCCAGCCGGTTGAACAAAATTACAGTGCCAGCAAACCTAGATTTATTTATCGGCAGTTTAAAAAACATTGAAGTAATTGAACAGTACGACCCAAAAGCAGACCCGGAAGCTTAAGGTATGTAATGGCCGAAATACTGGTAGCTACTGGCTATTGGCCTAATAACGTACCGTATGAACTAGGCGACGTTTACGCAGTAATAGAAATTTTAAACAAAAGAAATAAAACGTATGTCTAGCCCGTTGACACTTCAAATTTCTGACGTACAAAAAACGCTTGCCGAGTTAAACAAATTTGACAAGGTTTACAGGCGTGAAATAACTAAACGCATTAAAGGCGCTGGTACAGAAATTATTACTACTGCACGGCAACTTGTAGGCGACGCGCCGCCGTTGTCTGGTATGGCGCGCGGCAAACTTATTAAAGGCCGCGAAGTGTACTGGGATAACAAAAGCGTTAAAGCTGGTTTTAAAATTAAGGTAGGTAGGCGCGGTAGTAGGGGCGGCACGGTCCAGTTTAAAGATAAATTTGACGCCGAAACTAACCCACGCGAAAGCCATAGCGTTACGTTTGGCGCTAGGCCTTATCAACTTATGGTGGCTCAGCAAACAGACGCAGCAGGCGCTATTTATGACCACGCTGGCATTAAAACTAAAAGCCAGTTTGTAACTAACTTAAATGTAGAAGTAGGTAGCCAGCCGCGCGCAATAGACCCGGCAGTAGAAAAAAATCGTAAAACTGTAGAATTTGCCGTAGTTGAAATTATTGACGAAGTTACAAAAGTATTAAACAAAAATTTAAAGGCCCGTTATGGCAATTAACATACCGATAGTTAGCACGTTTGACCCTAAGGGTTTAAACGCTGCAGAAAAAGCGTTAGGCGGTTTAAGCGGTTCAGCTGGCAAAGTTGGCAGCATTTTAAAAGCTTCTGTAGTGCCTGGCCTTATTGCTGTTACTGGTTCAGTTTTGGCGTTTACTAAAGGCCTTTACCCAGCTATTCAAGCGGCCAGCGACTTACAAGAAAACACTAGCAAAATCGGCGTTATTTTTGGTCAAGCTGGCAAAGCTATTACAGATTTTAGTAAAACCGCTGCTAGGGATATTGGGCAAAGTCAAAACCAAGTTCTAGCGGCTGCCGGTACGTTCGGCACATTTGGTAAAGCTGCCGGTATAGCAGGCGAAGAGTTAGCGACGTTTACAACTGATTTTATTACGTTGTCAGCAGATTTAGCGTCGTTTAATAACACAACCCCAGACGAAGCTATTAACGCTATTGGTTCAGCGCTTCGCGGCGAAGCCGAACCGTTACGCAAATTTGGCGTATTGCTTAATGACGCAACACTTAAAAGCGCTGCTATGGAATTGGGCATATATAGCGGTAGTGGTGCGTTAACGGCGCAACAAAAAATCTTAGCTGCACAGAAAGTTATTTACGAGCAAACAGGCGACGCGCAAGGCGACTTTGCTAGAACGTCAGACGGTTTAGCTAACCAGCAAAGAATTTTAAGCGCACAAATTGAAAACGTTAAAATAAAAATAGGCGAAGCATTATTGCCAGCGTTTCAAAAAATAGTTGCGTTCACTAACGATTACATAGTGCCAGCATTAGACCGTTTTGTAAGCGGTTTAACAGGCGGTAAAGGCGTTAGTAAGAGTTTGACCGACGCTATTTCTGTTATGGGCGGGTTTGGTCCGGCAGTTATTGCAGGGTCTAAACAGGCTGTAAACGCGTTACTTGAAGTAGTGAGAACTGCAGCAATTACTTATGAAGCGTTTAAAGCTGTTTCTACAGCAGTTAAGTTTTTTAAAGGTGATTTAAAAGGCGCGTTAGGCGATTTTACTAAAGTAGTAGGGGCGGCAGGCGTCGCACAAGTTACGCGCAAATTACAGCAAGACAGTAATAATTTCTTTGACCAGCTTTTAACAAATGTTAATAACGCCCAAAGCGCTTTTGCTAATCAAAACAAAACCATTGTAGAAAGTAATGAAGCCTACGAAGGTTTTGGTAAAGCTATTGAAGGCGTTGTGCCTAAGTTAGAAGGGCTAGCTGGGGGCAGCGAAGGCGGCGGCAAAGGCGGCGGCGGTAAAGGTGCAATAAATAAAGTAACTGAAGCCGTAAAAGAGGCTTCAGAAGCTTTAAATAAAGAAATGGGCAACGCTTTAGACGCTGCTAAAGACCGGCTAAAAAAAGCCCAAGACGCGTTTAACGATTTTTATAAATCGGTTAGCGACGTAATTACAGGCGCTTTAAATTTTGGTGCAGCGTTTGAAGAAGGCGGCGAAGACGCAGGTTTAACGTTTTTTAGTGCGCTACAAAAACAGGCCGATAAAGCTAAAGAATTTGCAAACTTAGTAGAACAGCTGTTAGCTAGTGGTTTATCCCAAGAAGCATTACAGCAAGTTATAGACGCTGGCATAGATAGCGGCGCGGCCATTGCTAAAGAGCTTTTACAGTCCAGCGAAAACGTTTTGCGGGCTAACAAACTTGTAGCCGAAACTAACGCAATAGCTGAAAGTATCGCTAATTTGTCGGCAAGCAAATTTTATGCGGCAGGCGTTTCTAATGCGCAACAATACTTAGCAGGCGTTGAGGCGGCTATGGCTATAGCGCAAACCAAATTAGGTAAAAAGGGTATAAATTTGGCTGACGTTAAAGGCATTAGCGCTGGTTTTGGCGACGCTATTAGCAGCACGCCGGGCCTTACTGGTCCTAGTATGCCGACGTTTGCGCCAATAGGTGCGCCTACAGATAAAGGCAGGCCGCTAGGGAACGTAACTATTAACGTTACGGGCGGTTTGGCTACTACTGCAGAAACAGCGGTAGCGGTTAATAATGCAATGCTTGCCTATAACCGTTTGGCTGGGCCTTCGCAGTTAGCAATTTCGTAATGGCTGGGGTAGCTGTTGTAGGTTCAGGTAATTACGAACTGTTTATAGATACAGGTTTTATCCAAGACGGGTTTATTTTAGACGCAAACCCGCAAGGCGTTTTAAATAATACGCAATATGTTTTAGACGGCACTACTAATTTTGCAGGCGTTTTAGAAGGTTGCGTAGGCGTGAACGTTAGGCGCGGTAGACGCGACCAGGGCGACCAGTTTGGTACTGGCACTATGACTTTTACGCTTAGCGATACCAGCGGAATTTTTAACCCGTTTGACGAACTTAGTCCGTATTTTGACGCAGCTACAGCGCAACCAGGTTTAGCGCCTATGCGTAAAGTTGAGCTAGTCCGATACGACGATTTAAATAACGCCGAATATTTATTTAAAGGCTACATAGTTAACTATGACTACAACTTTGCTTTAGGTGGCATAGATACGGTAACGGTTTTTTGTGCAGATGATTTTTATTTATTAAGCCAAACCGTTTTAGATGAATTTAACGTAAGCGAAGAATTAACTAGCGCCCGGCTTACAGCCGTTTTAGATTTACCAGAAGTTAACTTTCCAATAGCCCAGCGCGCTATTACCACAGGTACGCAAACGTTAGGCGGCGCTGCAGCCTTCACTATTAGCCAGGGTACAAACGTTTTAAGTTATTGCACAAATATAAACGAAGCTGAGCAGGGCCGTTTATTTATGTCGCGCGACGGCAAATTGACGTTTACGCCGCGTGTAGGAAATACGCTTAGCGGGTCTGTAGCAGACTTTCACGACGACGGCACAGAAATAAAATTTAATTCTTTAGGCATTAGTTTTGAAGCTGACCAAGTAGTAAACCGTGCAGTAGTACAAATTTTAGGTAGCAATAACCCGCAAACAGCAGACGACGCAGCCAGCCAAGCCAAATATTTTATACAAACCCAAAGCATTACAAACAGCCTTTTACATAACGACACAGCAGCCGCAACACTGGCTAGTTACCTGCTTGAAGGCGAACCAGAACCGCGTTACACGTCTGTAGGTACTGCGTTTAATATGTTGACTACAGCCCAGCGGGATACGGTAGCCATAATAGATATAGGCGACACAATAACGATAGAAAAGACTTTTACTAGCGGCGCTGGCACTACAGAACTAGCGCAAGAGCTAAGCATAGAAGGCGTAGAACATACGCTAAATATTGGCGACGGCCATAAAATATTGCTGTTTACTAGCCCTACAATTATCGTTTATGAACTGATTTTAAACGATGCCGTTTTCGGCATACTAGACGCCGAGAACGTTTTAGGGTAAAGTAAGGACACTATGACTACGCCGTTTCCGTTTGTAGCTTCGCAAGTTTTAACAGCGCAGCAATTAAATGACATACAAAATTTACCTATATCAGATAAAACCGCTAGCTATGTTTTAGTTGCAGGCGACGAAACTAAACGCACAATTATGAACGCTGCAGGCGCTACAACAATTACGGTTAATAACAGTATTTTTACTGTTGGTGATGTTATTCAAGTCGCTAACAAAGGTGCAGGCACTTGCACAATTACTGCGGGTGCGGGCGTAACAATTAACACATCGGGCAGTCTTGCTTTGGCGCAATATGGGGGCGGCTATTTACTTGCTTTGTCGGCGTCAACTTTTACTTTTTTTAATTTAGGGGGCGGCGGTGCGTCTTATGGTGTCGCAACCGGCGGCACGTCGTCAAGCATTACGGTTGGCGGATTGAATTACACGCTTTTAACATTTACAAGCGACAACAATCTTGTAGTTTCTAAAGCAGGTTTATTTGATGTTTTAATGTTTGGCGGGGGCGGAGCGTCGGGTGCTTGTTTTGCTGGTACTGGTTTGCAATGTACCGGTGGTGGTGGTGGTGGTGGATTGTTTACGTCAACAATTTATTTATCTGCGGCTACTTATGCTGTTAAAGTTGGTGCGGGTGGTGCTTCTGGTCGTAACGGTTTAGGTAGCGGTTTTGCTAACGCTAATGCTTCGGGTGGTGGAACATCTGGTTCACCTACTGTAGGTCAGGCTGGGTTTCCGTCATCCGGCGGTTCAGGTGGTGGGGGTGCTGACGACACTTCAACGGGTGCGTGGTACATAGGTCAGCCCGCGTTCATTAACACGGTAACTGGTTACGCTGGTGGCACAACTTCAAGTAACCGTCAAGCAGCGTCAGGCGGGGGCGGAGCTGCAAGTGCTGGTTCTGCAAATAGCGGAACTACCGGAGGAGCAGGTGGTGCGGGTTACGACGTCAGCACATTTATAGGCGGCAGCGCACTTTATAAAGCTTCAGGCGGGGGCGGAGCGTCGCGTGGTGGCACGGCAGGGCTTGGCGGTTCATCCTTAGGCAATAACGGCGTTAGTTCGCAGGGAGTTGGTTTATCGGGTGCTGCAAACACGGCGGCAGGTGGTGGGGGTTCTTATTCACCAAGTGCCGACCAAGCGGGTGCTGCAGGTGCGTCAGGCATTGTTTATGTCAGGTTTAAGGTCTAATTGTGTCAGCACAATACTTCGCACAAATAGACGACAACAATGTTGTAACCGATATTGCTGTTGTGCATAAAGCGTTTTTGGAAGCAAACCCTGACCGTTACACAGGCACTTGGGTTGAAACATTTTTCAATCAAAACGACAAAACTTACGCAGGCATTGGTTACACATACAGTTACGAAACACAAGATTTCACAGCGCCGCCTAAACCTGACGAACCGTAATGCAATGCGTTACGGTTTGTTTGCGTTAATACTTATGTTGACCGCTTGCGAAACTACACGCGACAACACAATTACGGTTAAATCAAAGGTTAAAAATTCTGCATTAAATACTTGTTATGTGCCGGACCGTTGCGGGATAACGCCGTGAAACGCTACCGATACAGCCCAGACGAACTACACGCGCGGCTAATTGTTACGGTAGGCGTATTGTTAGGTTTAGTTTTTAGCGTCATTGTCGTAGGTATGGTTTACGGTTTATTGTTTGTAAGCC